TCTTTTTGAAACCTTCTCTCCCTGAGACCACCAGGACAGTGCCAGACTCACCATTTACTAAACCAGATACATTGGATTTCGATGCAGATTAATACCGAATCAAGCCAGAATAAACGAGGGGTCGGGCTAATTGGCAGTACCGAGCCTAGAATCCACACGCCGTTACTAAAATGTGCTACAAAATTGGAAGAAGTAGCACAATTAGCAAAGAAGATAGGTTTGCCGCTAATACCTTGGCAGCGCTGGGTACTTAATGATTTATTAAGTGTTGATGATGCTGATAACTGGAAGAAAAAAACAGCTCTATTGTTGGTAGCACGTCAAAATGGTAAGACACATCTAGCTCGCATGTTAATCCTTAGCCATTTATTCTTATGGGGTTCTAAGAATGTCTTGGGTATGTCATCTAATAGAAATATGGCATTAGATACCTTTAGGCAGGTTGCTTACACAATAGAAGATAATCAATTTTTGAAAGATCAGGTAAGACAGATACGTTTGGCTAACGGACAAGAATCTATCAGCTTACTTAATGGCGCAAGGTATGAGATTGCTGCAGCTACACGTGATGCACCCCGTGGTAAGACTGCAGATTTTCTATATTTAGACGAATTACGTGAATGGTCGGAAGAAGCCTTTACTGCTGCATTACCAGTAACACGTGCAAGACCTAACTCGATGACTTTAATGACAAGCAACGCTGGTGATGGATTTAGTACTGTGCTTAATGATTTGAAAGAACGCTGTTTATCATATCCGCCTGAGAATTTAGGTTATTACGAATATAGCGCACCGCAACACTGTAAAATTAATGATCGCAAAGCCTGGGCTATGGCTAACCCTGCATTGGGTCATTTAATCACTGAGCAGACATTAGAAGAATCTGTAAGTACCAACAGCATAGAAGCTACAAGAACGGAAATGCTTTGCCAATGGGTAGATTCAACTGTTAGCCCATGGGCTTATGGATCGATAGAAGCATGTAGTGATAGCACGCTAGAAATCCCTGTCGGCCCACAGACTATAATGGCCTTCGATATTGCACCGACCAGGCGATCTGGCGCTTTAGTTATGGGTCAGTTAAAAGACGGAAAGATAGCCGTAGGTTTAGCGCAATTATGGTATAGCGATATTGCAATAGATGAAGTTAAAATGGCAAGCGACATAAATGAATGGGCTAGAAAATACCATCCGTTCATGATTTGTTTTGATAAGTACGCAACGCAAACTATTGCCACAAAATTAGAGCAAAGCGGCTGGAGAATGCAAGACGTAAGCGGCCAGATGTTTTACCAGGCTTGCTCAGACCTGGCAGATGGTTTAGCCAATAACCGAGTAGTTCATTCTGGACAGGCTGATTTAGTACAGCATCTAAATAACTGTGCAGCTAAGACAAATGATGCTGGCTGGCGCATTATTAGGCGTAAATCGGCTGGCGATGTAACTGCAGCCATATCACTAGCCATGGTAGTTAGTCAATTAACAAAACCACAACAAACCGCACAAATTTATGTCTAACTTGCACCAATAGTCCGTTTTATGGTATAACATATACATATGGGTCTATTGTCTGCTTTGGGTATAACCAAAAAAACTGAAACTGTCCAAGCGCAATACGCCCCTGCCATTATGGACACAGCTTACGGCTATGGTTCATTTACAACAGGTGTTGGTAATTTTCCTGGTGGATTAGATCGTAATTATGCAATGCAAGTACCTGCAGTTGCACGTTGCAGAAATTTAATAGCTGGTGTAGTTTCCTACTTGCCATTGAAGCTTTACAAAAAGTCAAATGGTGAGGAACTGGGAAACCCTCTATGGATAGAGCAGCCAGACTATCGGCAACCACGATCCGTTACCATCAGTTGGACTGTCGATAGTTTGCTCTTCTATAATTGCGCTTATTGGCGTATTACGGAATTGTATGCCGACGATTTACGCCCATCACGTTTTGAATGGGTAGCAAACAATAGAGTTACATTTACAACAAATAAGTTTGGTACAGAAGTAGAAGAATATTTTGTAGATGGTGTAAGAGCGCCAATGTCAGGTGTTGGAAGTTTAATTACATTCCAAGGATTAAACGGCGGTGGAGTTTTACAAAATGCAGCTCGCACAATTCAAAGCGCTTTAGATTTAGAAAAAGCAGCAGCTGTAGCTGCACAAACTCCAATGCCAAGTGGTTACATTAAAAACACTGGCGCAGATTTGCCAGAAGCACAAGTATCTGGATTATTGGCACAATGGAAACAAAGTCGTCAAAATAGATCAACAGCGTATTTAACTTCTACATTGTCTTATGAAACTACTGGGTTTTCGCCTAAGGACATGATGTACAATGAAAGTATCCAATTTTTATCGACCCAAATTGCCCGTGCGATGAACGTACCTGCATACATGATAAGCGCAGATATGAATAACAGCATGACTTACCAAAACATTATTGATGGCCGTAAAGAGTTTGTAGCCTATTCACTACAACCATTTATTTGTGCTATTGAAGATCGTTTAAGCATGGATGACATTACTCCACGTGGCCATGTAGTTAAATTTGCAGTAGAAGAATCATTCTTAAGAGCTGACACAATGAAACGCCTAGAAGCAATAGAGAAAATGTTGGCTTTAGGTTTAATTGATGTGGAAGATGCTAAAGAAATGGAACAAATGACACCTAACGGAAGAGAAACAGAAGATGATACTTACATTCAGTAGCCAGGTAGAAGCTGCCGATACAGAGCGCAGAGTTATCGCTGGTAAGATCGTGCCATTCGAAGAAGTAGGCAATACTTCCGTTGGTAAGGTCGTATTTGCTAAAGGGTCAATAGAAATTGGCGATCCAGGCAAAGTAAAGATGCTTATGCAACATAGACCAGAAAAGCCAATAGGTCGTATGCAAAAATTTAACCAGGCAGAAGATGGCATTTATGCATCATTCAAAATTAGCTCATCTATGCAAGGCCAGGATGCTTTAATCCTTGCTGGCGAGCAATTAATCGACGGCCTATCTGTAGGCGTAGATGTAAACAAGTCAGTACAGAAAAAAGATTATTTATATGTAACTAGCGCAACTTTACGTGAAGTTAGCCTAGTTGAATCACCAGCGTTTAGCGCTGCACAAGTAACTAAAGTTGCTGCTAGTGAAAACGAAGCAGAGGACACAAACCAAACAACAGAAAGCGAGGCTCCTGTGGAAGATTTAGCAACAGCGCCACAAGAAGCAAAGGCAGAGGCTGCTACTCCTACAGTAGAAGCTGCTCGCCCAGTAATTACAGCACCATTAATTCAAACACGTGTGCGTACACCTATCGATTCGATGGCAAAGTACACAGAGCACAAAATCAAGGCAGCACTAGGTAGCGATGAATCAAAACTATTTATTGCAGCAGCTGATGATTTTTCAAACAATACAGCATTTAATCCAACACAATACCTAACCGAGTTTGTAACTAACACTCGCTTTGGTACACCAGCAATCGATGCATGTTCACAAGGCACACTGCCAGCATCAGGTATGACAATTAACGTGCCATCACTTGTAACTTCAGCTGCAGGTGGAACTGGCGTAGCACCAACAGTAACTGTAGAGGCAGAAGGCGGCGCAGTATCTAACACAGATATGCAAACTTCTTACCTAACAGGTACAGTGTCTAAATACTCAGGTATGAACACACTATCTGTTGAGTTGTTAGAGCGTTCAGACCCTAACTTTTATGCAGAGCTAACACAACAGCTACAGAATGCATATTTAACAACTATTGATACAGCAGTATTAAATGCTTTGTTAGCAGCAGGTACCAATGGATCAGCAACAACTGCAGACAGCGACGGAATCATTTCCTACACCGCAGAAGCAGCAGCAGCCGTGTATAAGAACACTGGCTACTTTGCACAGAACTACATTGGTAACGCCGCACAATGGCAATTACTAATGGGTGCAGTTGATTCAACAAAGCGTCCAATTTACAATGCAATTCAACCAATGAACGCAGCTGGACAAGTTGGCCCACGCTCAATCCGTGGAAATGTACTTGGCTTGGATCTATATGTAGACAAGAACTTCTCAGTAACAACTGTTGATGATCAATCTGCAATTATCCTTGCACCAGAAGCATTCACTGTATATCGCTCACCACAGGCTTACATGTCTGTAAATGTTGTATCTAATCTACAGGTACAAGTTGCGATTTACGGATTTATGGCAACAATTGCCAAAATGCCTTACGGAATTGTCAAGTACGCAAAGGCCTAATTAAGTAAATCAGTAATCTCTGGGGTTTAGTAGCCCTAGCCCCAGAGAGCTATTAGCAAAGGAGTAGAGATGCCAGCAAGTTTTGTTACAGTTGCCGAATTACGAGCGAATCTCGGAATTGGGTCTCTCTACTCCGATGCAACAGTGGAAGAATGTTGCCAATCGGCAGAAGACCTGCTTGGTGAATACTTATGGCATAATGATGCCCCAGTAGTCGGCACAGCATTACAAGATAACGTGGCAACACTTATGCTGGCTAATCCAAACGCATTTGTAACAGGTCAAGAAATAGTAGTAAGCGCTTGTGGTTCAACATTTAATGGCACTTACACAATTACTGGCACAATACCGCCAAGCACAGGCACTACTAATCTAATTCCAGTATTTATGTATCAATATGGCCAAGCCAATTACCCTAATGGTTATTCATTTGTGCAATATGCAAAAACAGCAGCTAATCAAAATTTTCATAAAGTAGTACCTTATGGCAACGCAAGAGGCCCAGAACACAAGACCCAATCTTATGCGAGCACCCCTGCAATACGAGAAGCTGCGATGATAATTGCAGTGGACATCTGGCAAGCAAGACAAGTGAGCCAGACTGGTGGGGTAGGCATGGATGGGATCAGTGCCAGCCCTTATCGAATGGGTTATCAGCTGATTAACCGAGTGCGTGGTCTCATCCAGCCGTATTCAAGTCCAGCATCACTGGTAGGCTAATGGCCGCAATAACTACACTCCGTGGCACACTTGCAACAGATTTAACTAATGCAGGTGTTTGGTCAGTATTCAGTTACCCACCAGCAACATTACTGGCTAACAGCGTTGTAATTACACCTGGCGATCCTTATATTGTACCAACTAACAACGATCAAATTACTTTAGCACCACTGGCTAATTTTAGAATTTTAATGGCAGTACCAGCTTTAGATAATCAAGGCAACTTAAAAGGTATGGAAGATTTTATAGTAGCAGTCGTAACTAAATTAGCAGCATCATCTTTGGTGCTTAACATATCAAGTGTCTCCGCTCCAGCTATAACAAGTGCGGCAAGTGGAGATTTATTAACGTCAGAAATAACAGTATCAATCCTAACGAGCTGGAGTTAACATGAGCAAAGAAGAAGATT